CAGGAGATGCTCGCTGGATTGGCTGACGATGCTGGGCTGTATCAGGACGGCGACAAGGAGATCATCGAGGATGAGGCACCAGAACCGCCGGTCGTTCCAGTCACACAGCCAGGCGACTTGTGGGTTCTCGGAGATCACCGGCTGCTGTGCGGCGACTCGACGAAGGCCGAGGATGTGGCGAGGCTAATGAACGGAAAGAAAGCCGTTCTAATGAATACAGATCCACCGTATGGCGTGAGTTATGCGAACGCAGATCGTCCCAATCCTGGTGTGGCGAAGCCACGGGTGGCGAAGCCACGGGTGGAGAACGACGAGTTGACGGATGACAGGCTTCAGCAGTTTTTAGAACTTTGCTTCAAATGTGCAGTTGAAATTGCTCTACAGTCGAATGCAGCTTGGTATATGTGGCACGCACATCTAACACAGGGATATTTTGCAGCAGCAGCAGCAGCAGCAGACGTAGTGCTTCATCGGCAAATCATTTGGGTAAAACCGGTGTTGCTTTTAGGACGTGGCCAATATCACTGGAAACACGAACCATGCTTTATGGGCTGGATCAAAGGTCATGCGCCGCCAGATTACGGCGAAGGAAATGGTGAGCGAACGCAGACGACAGTTTGGGAAGTTGGAAGCGTGACACATGCCGATAGGCGCGAGTTCAATCACGCGACTCCGAAGCCAGTTGCGTTGTTTTCGATTCCGATTATCAAGCACACTAAGGCTGGTGAATTGTGTTACGAGCCATTTTCTGGCAGCGGTCCGCAGTTTATCGCCGCTGAACAACTCAACCGCAAGTGCTACGGCATGGAAATCAGTCCGCAATACTGCGATGTCATCGTGAAGCGGTGGGAGAACCTCACTGGGAAGAAAGCCGAGAGGCAACCGCAATGAGAGGACGCAAGCCACAACCGACGAGCCTCAAGGTTCTCAACGGAAATCCTGGGAAACGTCCGCTCAACGATCTGGAGCCGACGCCCGAGGCAAAGCTTCCGAAGCCTCCAAAGCATCTATCGAAGATCGCACGTCGCGCGTGGCTTGAAATGTCGAAGCGTCTGGACGATTGCGGAATCACCAGCAAGATCGACGGCGTGGCGTTCCAGCTACTCTGCGAAGCTTACGGCAATTACCTGGAGGCGTGCGAAAAGGTGGCGGCTCACGGTGCCGTATGGCTGGACAAAGGCGAGGGAAAGATTCCGAAGTTTGCATACTCTCCCTACTGGGCGATCATGAATCGCGAGTGGGAGAAGGTAAAGCAGATGCTGGTTGAGTTCGGCATGACGCCGAGCAGTCGAGCACGAGTCAAGAAGGTGCTGGATCACGACAGTGCACGGCCGTTGGAAGCCAAGTATTTTGACGCGGTATGAACTCACCACCCACCAACCTGAACGGCTACGACCCGACGCGCGACGCCGCTGGCTTCGAGTGGCGGCCGGACATTGCGCAGCGTTCAGTGGACTTCTTTCGCGACGCGTTGAAGCTCACGTCAGGCCGCTCGGCAGGCAAGCCGTTTGAACTGCAGCCGTGGCAACGGGACTTCGTCGCGACGCTGTTTGGCTGGCAACGAGCCGATGGGACGCGACGATACCGCGAAGCGTTGTTTTTCGTTCCGCGGAAAAACGGCAAGACTGAGACAGGCGCCGGCCTCGCATTGTATTCGCTCTGCTGCGATCGCGAGAACAAGCCGGAAATCTACTCGGCTGCGAAGACACGGGATCAGGCGTCGCGAGTGTACGAGCCGGCGGCGATTATGGTGCGCAATTCGCCGATGCTGGCGAGTCGTCTGCGGATTGTCGAGTCGCAGAAGCGCGTCGTGTTCCCGCAGAACAACGGCTATTACTGTGCGATATCGGCCGACGCGGCAACGAGCCACGGCAAGAATCCTCACGCCGTGCTGTTCGACGAACTGCACACGCAACCGAATCGCAACCTGTACGACGGTTTGAAGTCTGGCATGGGTGCGCGGCAGCAACCGCTGTTCGTCTCGATGACGACGGCCGGATATGATCGCCACTCGATTTGCTACGAGGTGTGGAAGCACGCGTGCAACGTGCGTGGTGGAGTCAACCGCGATCCGCACTTTCTGCCCCTTGTTTACCAGATCGAGGAAGGCGAGGACTGGACAAGCGAGGACGTCTGGAAGCGGTGCAACCCGAACCTCGGTGTGACGGTATCGCTGGAGTTTCTTCGCGAGGAGTTTGAGCGAGCGAAGTCGTCTCCAGCCTACGAAAACACGTTTCGCAACTACTATCTGAACCAGTGGACTGAACAGGCGATTCGCTGGATCAAGATGGACGAGTGGGACAAGTGCTCCTCGGCAGCCATGCTGGAGGACGGCGAGGCGGTGTGGTGCGGACTCGACATGGGATCGGTGGACGACTTGTCGGCCTTTGTGATGGCGTTCCACACGGGTGACGGCAAGATCGGAATCGTGCCGCACTTCTTTATGCCTGAGTCTCGCATTCAACACCAGGAAAAAACTGATCGCGTGCCGTATCGCATTTGGCGAGACCGCGGCTGGATCACGGTGTGTCCTGGAGGTGCGATCCAGCACGACTACGTGCGGAATTACATCCTGGAGCAGGCCAAGCGATACCACATTCAGGAGATTGCGGCCGATCCGTGGAACTGCCGGCAGATGCTGCAAGAGATGGAGCGAGACTACGGACTGGTGGTCAACGAGCATAGCCAGGGTGTGGCGTCGATGAATGGACCGTGCAAGACATTTCTCCGTCACATCATCGACGGCAAACTGGCACATGGCGGCCACGAGATCATGCGTTGGATGGCCACCAACGTGAGCGTCGTCAAAGATGCGGCAGACAATTGGAAGCCGGCCAAGGACAAAAGCACCGGTAAGATCGACGGAATCGTTGCGGCAATCATGGCTGTGGGGCGATGCGTATCGGCTGGCGAGGCCAGCTGGTACTACCAGAACAATACCCTGGAGGTGGGTTAATGTCTTGGGAGCCTCATGAACTTGTTGTCGGCGTTTACTTGTCAGGTGCTCCGGTACAGCAGCAATCGCGTGCGTTCTCGCTGGAGAACCCGAATCTACCGCTGAACTCGCCTGAGATTTGGGAGCAGGTTTTCGGCCAAGGTCGTTCAACGGATGCCGGCATTACAGTCGATGAACGCACGGCGCTGATGTACGCGCCGGTATGGCAGGCCGTCAATCTGATTTCCTCGGCGGCGGCGTGTCTGCCGTTTCACCACTACCGGAGGATGCCGGAAATCTCTCCGACGGCAAGCGAGAAGCTGGACACCATCCAGGATTATCTTGTCTCAGTGTCGCCAAGTGGCGGCGTCGAACCTGACGACTACCTCACGTCGATTCAGTTCTGGGAATCGTTCATGGTGGATGCGTTGTTATGGAACAACGCCTATGCGTACATCAGCTACGACGGGGCGATGCGGCCACGGCAACTGCGGCTGCTGAATCCAGATAGAACGGGACCAGAGGTCATCGACGGCCAGTTGATCTATGTCACCGAATACTCGAGCGACTACGGACCAAAGCTCAAGGCACTGCAACCGTGGGAAGTTCTGCACGTTCGCGGCTTGTGCCCGAAGGGATACCGTGCGCCACCGTTCATTGAATACGCGCGCAACTCGATCGCGTTGGGACTGGCACAACAGCGATTTGCCAGCAAGTTTTTCGCACACGGTGGACGCGTCGGCGGAATCCTGGAACTGCCGATGGGGATGCCGAAGCCGGCACGCGATACGATCGAAGACGGATTCCGCAAGACGTACGAGGACAGCGACGCGCCGTTTAAGACCGTCATTCTTCGCGACTCGGCGAAGTTTCACCAGGCACAAGTATCGCCGAACGACGCACAGATGGTGGAAGGCACCGAAGAACAGGTGCGGATGATCGCTCGCTGGTTCGGTCTGTCTCCCGCGTTGCTCGGCATCTCCGGCAGCGTCTCGTACAACAGCAAGGAACAGGACAACCAAGCATTCCTGGATCACTGCTTAAAGCGGTGGCTTCGCAAGATTGCGGCCGAATGCGGCATTAAGCTGCTGGCACCA